AATGGATACGGTGGCTTTCTTAATATTTGCATTACTTCTTTTTACGGTAAAATTTTGCTACCTCGTCTGGAGTTGCTATTCGCACATCTCTACGAGTCAGCCATTTTTCCGAATCCTCCTTACTTAGGATATTATAACCCTTTTCAAGTTCTCCTACGCCATTCCAATGAAGATTTTTTTCAGAGTAAAGAGCAATCTTTTCTACTGGTTCTTCTTTATTTTTTGCTTTTTGAACTTGATATGGTGTTGGTAAAAAAGAAAAAATAACTTCTAATATTTCTGCTTTTGTGCTAACACCAAATAAATCTATGTTGTTTTTTTTTGCATATGACTTTAATTGTGGTACTGTTTTATTTTTTAAATCTTCTACTAATTCTACTGACATTGTTTCCTCCACTGCTATTATATCAGAATGTGATTAAGGAGGGTAGATATTTCACTACCCTCCTCAATTCTATTTAGTTTTTATTTTTAGGAATCAGATGCTGCATCTGCGTAAGCAACTGCATCAAGTTCTTCCCATTGAATACCAAAGCGGACGAATACTGTGTATTCAATTGTATCCTTCTTTGGCTTGTATTCACGGTTTACCGTGATATCACGCTGGAAGCCCCAAACACGGTTAGCAGGGAATGTCAAGTCGACATAATCTGCTGGGTAGTAAGGTACTTCCATAACATCGATACCTAGAACACGTGTTGTACGTGCTCCACCGAATGTTTGACCCATGCCATCAAGATAGTCTTGACGGTTGCGCTCTGTACCACCAGTACGTGGAGCAAATGCTTCAGCAATAGCGTCAGCAAGTGTTCCGTTGTTCTTAACAATACCTGCGAATGCATCTGTGCCTGCGTAGAACTTTAGGTTCTGCTTAAGTGCACGATACTTACGTGGCATTGCAAGGATAATGTCTTGCATTACCTCTGTGGTCCAATTGTCATCAGTGACAGTGACGGCTGCTTCGTGAGCATCGCCATCATTTTCAACTTTGTAAACGAAACCTTCCATAATTGAAAGGAAGTCGCCAGTTGTACCATCGCCATTAATAGCGAGGTCTTCAATATCGTTTGCGAATGCGTTTGTCATTAAGCGAACTAAATGATCTTCAAGCGCACCACCTTCAATATTGTCTTCAAGTGCTTCAGTTGATACTTCCCAATCAAGACGAATCTTCTTGGTAGTAAGTTCAACCTTAGTAAATGTTGCACCAGCGTTTTCATAGTTGTTGTTAGCCTGTGCTGCTGCACGGATTACACGTTCACCAACGTTAACTTTTTCAAGTTCCATGGTGTTTGCTCGCATAGTAACTCTACGACCATCTTTGGCGAGAACTGTTGCATCCCACACATAGTCGATGAAGCGGCGAGCCTGTTCTGGAAGGAGAATACCTCCTGGTGTACCAGTTGGATTAACTGCGTTTGGACCAGAAGTTACACCCCATTCAGGAGTAGCAATGTTACCCAAATTTGCACCAATATCAGATGTGGTAGGGCTGGTTGCTGTTGCACCGCCGATATCACCTGAAGCGAAAGCACCATCACCTTGATGATTGTGCGACACTGTTGGGGCGCCTGGATAATTCTTTACGATTTCTTGTTCCGACATATTGTTCACCTCCTAAGTGAATATACCTTAACTAAATAGGTCGGCATTTGTGAGGAAACGACCGCCCCATAGGGATTTTTGAACCTGACGTACAGGTTCCTGCACGATCTCGCCTAGATCGCCAGACTTGCGGAAAGCAGTATCTTTTTCAACAAGATCTACACGCTTTCCAAACTCATTAAAAGTTCCCTTTACTTGGCTTACCTCACTTGCTACAGACTTTACTTCACCTGTAACTGTTTCAAGGGACTTTGTGATTGCCTCAACATTGGCTTGCATAGCCTTAACTGTTTCAGCAAGATTGCTCAAGGCATTAGTTAGAGAGTTATTGATTTCTTCCACAGACTTTGCAACTTCTGCTGTTGCGCTAACAACTGCATCTACTGCTGCATCTGCTTCTTCAGCAACAGGAGCGTCTGCAACTGGTGCATCCTCTTCTGCCACTGCCTCTGCTACTGGCTCTTCTGCTGCTGCTTCTTCGGCAACAACTTCAGTAGCCTCTGCTACAGCGTCTTCTGCTGGAGCCTCTGGAGCAACCTCAACATTTTCAACTTTTGTTGCATCTGTGACAACTAGTGTCTCTTCTGCAATAACAGTTTCTTCTGTCATAGGATTTTCCTCCTTTGTAATCTTAATTGTCCTAATGCCTTTTGCACTATCAACTAAGAACTTTACTGTTTCAATATCGTTTTGATCTTCAACAAAACCAATATTTTTCATTGATGAACTACATGTTGGACATGATTCATCAGACTCTTTTGAGAGTCTTACAATATCGTCAGTACTGCACCAGTATACCGTGTCAATAACTGCCTTTGCCAAATACCCGCCAAGTTGCCCCTTTTCAATTGAGATAACATTAGCAAACTGATTTGCAGGATTATCTACTAAAGACAACTCATGCAATTCATACTCTTTGACAATTCTAATTGCTTTATCTAGTTCTTCATCATAGGAATCCATTGACTTTGTAATATTTCCTCCGATTGAAAAACCAGTTAGTGTGCCATCAAGAACTTTTTCCCAAGTATCTTGTGCACCCTTTGAAACATACGCAGAAACATAAACTCCGCTATAAAACTTTTTTGTTGTTGGATCAAAGTATCTATCTTCTTTAAAAGATACAACCTTACCAACTGCATTTGGTCCGTGCATTTCACGGAGATTTCCACGAAACTTTTTAAATGCCTCTATACTTGCTTCTGTTGTAACAATATCATTTTGCTTATCAATATTATCAAGGGTAGCAAAGCCAGATACTATTCTGCGCTCTTTGTCAATCTTGCCGATAGGCATAGAAAAGCGAACATTGTCGCCATCAGTAATCCAGTGTGCTTTTTGTATAGTCATGGCAGTATTATTATAGCAAACCTTTTTATATATTTCTCAACTATTGAGATGCCCTGCCCTCACCCTGTGGATTTCTTCCACTAATGGTGGCAGGAGAATCAGACACATTATTTGCTCTTTCTGCGTCTCTTTCACGGTTACCCGCTAAATTTGCTCTGGCATCTGCTCCCTGACGTGGACTCATTGTAAATGGAGAATTACCATCGCCGTCTGGGCGTGGTGGTAAATCCAACATTTCACGAGCCTCATCTGGAGTAATAACCTGAGTTTTTACATATCTCTCAATGATTTGTGATTGAGCAATTTCATCTGTCAATGTCATCTCATTAAACTTAAGTTCAAGAATGTCTGTTTTTTCTTTAACAATTTTATTGACCATTTTTTCAAGTTGAGCCTGTGCTGGTCTAGCAACCTGTTCTTTAAATGTACGATCTTGAGCCATAGCAGCAGCAATAGCAGCAGAATCTGATCCTCCAAGTTTAGAAATTGGAACCTGATGTGCTACTAAAATATCATCACGATTTTGCTTGCGATATTTTTCAAATGATGCTTCTTGAACTGATGTTTCAACAGGCTCCATTTTAAACTCAACCTTGTTGTTATCAGTATCTCCAGGAAGTGGGATGTATAAGGTTCTATGGTTCTGACCCTTTAGACCTGTTTGCAAGAATCTAAACATTTTGTCTTCAGCATCAGCAGACAGTTTTGCACCCTTTACCGTAATAATATAACGTGGGGCACCCTTGTTTTGGAAATAATCAATGTTATATTGAGCAGCAAGAGAATCACCAATCAAAGAAGATACTGCAGAAATAATATCTGGAATTCCATAGTAAGTATTCAGTGGTGAATATTCTTTAATATGAATAATTTCATTTGGTCTTGTATCTGTAGTCATTGGATTTACGTTTGTTGCACCAAAGTTACGAAAATAAACTACCTTTTGACCAATAATCTGAACAAAGCCGTCACGCAAACGACGAACACGAATAGTTGTAGATGGAATATGTCCGACATATCCAATTTCTCCTGATACAGTTCTGCCAATTTCTAGAAAACCATTACCAGTAGCCTGCAAATCGGTATAAACTTTTTCCATTGTATTTGTAAATGAATCATCATCATTAAGAGATTCTAGCCATTCACGAATTTCTAATTTCATTCTTTCAATACGACGACGTGCTCTTTCTACTGCACCTTCATC